TCAGTGTTACAATGAGTGGTAACTATTGAATTTCCAGTGCCAAGCAAAGAAAATTCAGCAGTAGGTGAAATAGTAGGTAAAGGATCACTAGTTTCTTCCCAGTTGAAACGCAATAAAAATAAACCTGTAGTATTTATTTGAAACGAATTACCAGAAATGTAAGCTAAATTTGCACCAAAAGGCATGCTACCTGAGTCCGTTGCAGCATATTGTGGAACGAAATCAGAACCAAAAGGTGCAGCAGTGGTGCAAGAAGAACTTAAATAATCTTGTGACATAAGTGAACCAAGTGAAACATCAACACCACTGAAGCGACTTAGATATGGAGAGCTATCTTCCATATCCAAGACACCACGAAATTCAAGATAACCTAAAGTATAAGTTAATGACGCGGGAGCAATACCAAGTGCATCAACGCTCATTGAACCTGGTGAAATTTGACGTAACATGGAAATAGTTGGAGTAGCAACAGCTGGATCATTAATAATATTTAAATAATCAACATTTCTGAATTTAACCGTTGACCATTCTGTTTGACCCCATTGGTTAATTGAAAATGAATTGTCACTATTTGTTAAAGCAGAGAAACCAATACGAGCAGTATCTGGAGTTACAGCATCTTCTAATACAGCGCAAGCAAGCATGCCATTCGTTGCTGTAGAACAAGTGCCAATATATCTCCATTGGAATTTGGTAATTTTCCACTTTAACTTAAGTTGAGCCTCCTGAAGCGCAACTTCTCCAAACAAATTTTGTAAAGCAATACCACTAGCATTTATTGGACTTAAAGGAACATAACTAGGACGATATTGCACGCCCGCTGGTATAACCGTTGTTTCTGGTTTACAAAAATAAACTTTTTTAGTATTACCACCATCTGTACCATCATAAACTATACTACAGGGCACACAACTAAAATTAACTTTAGCATGAGAATGTGAATGTTTTTCAGATACAACATTTTTGCGATAATGACCAAAAGCAGCTGGAGCAGTAAATTCTTTTTCCACGATTTTTTCCTTAACTTGCTTGCTATGGTTTACACCATTAGTCCTGGGTTTAAATTTCTTCTTCGAAACTAATTTGGCAAGATCCCTACCAACTTTGGCAACACCGGCAGTTTTGTTTCTACCAGTGAATGGTTGAAGAATGTTTTTTGGAGGACCAGAATTTGGTTCTATACCTACTAAAGGTGGTGCAGGAGGAACTACACCAGCAACCTTATGCACCGGAGGTGGTAAAGTTGACTTAAAATGCTCAAAATTGAAATTGGTCTTGAGCATGTGGCCTAACGCTACACACGTTAAACACTTATCATTTACAAAAGTTCTATTTTGCAAATGAGTCACACATTTTTTGCATGAATTTATCAACATTTTGATTGAAGATAATTGGACAATTGCGTTGTCCTGAGCGCCGGTTTTTACAGTGGCCACGGTCTCCATTACTTGATTATTTGTTGTTGTGCTCGCCTGAGCAGGCCGCATTACAAAACACTGTTGAACCGACGTTCTGTTATCAATGTTACGCTGCAGGTCACGCAAAAAATTTTCATAACTTATGGCGTATGAAACCTTACTCTCCTTGAGCAAAGCCATCTAGGATGGATAAGTGAGAAATATTCTCCACTTACGAATGATAGGTGTACGGAACACCTGAAGTATCCCTATCACATAACAATTGTTGAACATAAACTGGCAGCTGATTACCAATTTGAAAGTTCTTGCAAAAGTTAGCCCACTTTTCTTGCCAAAAAAAACTCCAGTAATAATTCTTGTTTAACGTAAACATAGTATGAACGGTGCAGCGATGTTGTTGTTTAACACGCATCATGTGCTCTTCATAGTTACGAAGAAACTTAACTGGTTTGTTTTTCAAGTGATCAGTGAGTTGTAGAATTCTATCATAGAATTGTTTAAGTATCGGAATAAAATGCGCACTTTGGTATTGACCAAGTGCAACAGCTCTAATATACTCCATTTCAGTTATGTTTGATGGTCTATTAATGGCATAACCAAACTTTGACAAAACTCTTCCTGGCATGGGTCCAAACACCCAACCAAGGTTAGTATAATACAATCTTTGTGAACAAAAGGTCATCTCTTCCAAACTAGTATACATGGCTTCACTTTCAAAACCAATACTAGCCATTCCGGCACGCCAGTCTACCTTATCTGAGATACCAGGAATGCCCATAACCGCATGGGCGAAAGAAAAATCGTCTCCTTGTGCTAGTGCATTAAAGCACTCTACATATTTCTCCCAAG